AAATCTCCAATCACCAGTTCCAAATGTTGTTGTTGATCCAATCAATAATTCAACAGTCGCTAGTGTTGTGCTTCCGGTTCTTGTGTAAAAAGCCGTAATTACACCATTGCCAAGAACCGGATTTGTTCCACTTGCAGTCCATGCGCTTGTATATGTTTTTCGACCAACAAAAAACACATTATTAAGATCGCCGGCTGTTCCCGACAAAAGATCAACAACATTTGCTTGATCAAGTTGCGACAAGTATAAAGAACTATCTCGTATGTTGCTATTTACAGTAATAGTGGAACCTGCCTGAACAAACACATTTGGGCCAAACCCAATTCCTGAATAAAGAGTAACGCCATCGCCAAATGTAACATTGCCAGTAATGGTGCAATTGTTAATCTGGCAGAAACTTTTAATTGCGCCTACAGTGCCAGCAATTCTTGTATTGGTGACATATAAAGTTGGGTCGGTAAGATTTCCAATTGTGGAATTTGAAATGCTTCCGCTGGTGTTAATACATAACACGCCGCCAACTGAACCTTGCATTTGAACACCATCAATGACATGGTAATTTGTCGGGGTAGTAATTGTGCCTATTGAAATTGCGTGTCCCGATGCATCTGCTGAATAGTAATGTTCGCACGTTCCAACAATGTGCATGGAATTGCCAGTCGCTTTTACCGCAAATCCAAATGTTGTGTTTGCAGCGCAGAATTCCAATTTTGCGTTGTTTGCTGTTATTACTACACAATCCCCCGTGTATCCGGTTTGTCCATAAAAGAACACCTCGCGAGCAAATACATTATTTGCACTAATCGTTACTAATGGGCCGTTGGCATTTTTTTGAATTCGGACATTGCTATCCGCATACAAATGTTGGTACGCCGTTGACATAGTAAGTCCAGCGCAAAGGTATGTTCCTTGCGGGAAATATACGCTTTGTTGTGTGTTAATTGCCGCCTGTACAGCCGCAGTGTCATTAGCCACCCCATCCCCAACCGCGCCAAAGTCCTTGACGCTGACCGTGTCGCGCAACTTCGCTAACGCGGTGCGCTGGGTCGCGCCTGTGCCGGCCTGTAGGAAGGTCACCTGTTCAGAGGTTGGTTTAGTCATAGCCATGTTTGTGGTTTCATTTGTTTAGATGTTTTATCTAGGTTCTTGATCATTACAATTTAAACCATTAATATTTTTAATTATGCAACAACATAAGACAATTTAATTTTTACTGTCCAACTATTTGCAACAATATTTGCTGGAATTACATTTATACTCGAATTTATTGTTGTTGTTGTTAACAAAAACAACGGACTTATTCCGTTATTAGTTGTAGATCCAACTACTTCAACAGTTCCGCATAAATAAGAAGAAGATGTTGCGGCAAACGGCAAACCACTATTTATATAAAGAGTATCAGCAGGGTTAATTGCAGTACTTGTTAAAGTTGCAATGAATTCTAATTCAACTCGTTTTCCAATTTTTGTATAACGACCATTTACAGGACTAGATGTATATGAAGCGGATGTGCCACCGCGTAAAGTTAAGAGCGCATACGATGTTTCTCTATATCCAGCATTGTTAACAGCATCAAATGTGCTTGAAAGATTTTCGTAGGCATGATCGTTAATATCTACTTGTGAATCAGATTGTAAATCGTGCATATTTCCGTAATGCACATTTCCTCGCGAAATGCAACCAAATGCAGTTCCCCATTTAATTGTATAAGGCAGGCTAGTAGTAGATACATAAAAAATTGAACCGTGGATATTTACTCCAACTGCTGGAATTCCACCTGTCCTAAAATCAATATCTAAAGCGTTTGTTTCAAAATATCCAGATATATCAACACCTTTTGGGCCATTTATTTTAATAGCCGTTCCTGTGCAATTAACAATAGTTGTCCAAAATTTACCACTGTTTACACGCTCAATATCAAAGCAGTGTTGACCACCTCCTGCTTGATACAGTCCTCCAATAATTTGAATGTCATATGCACCATCGCTAACACCAGCCAACGCTGCTGTCATAAATGAACCAGACCAACCTTGAGCAAAGCAGTTATTTAATGCGTATGATTGATAATATTGTCCAGCACCTGTAATACTAGACAACTTAATTTTATAAAAAGAACAATCGTTAAATTGAATTCTAAGAAACTTTTTGCCATCAATTACATAAGAAGCAGTTGCAATATTTTCTCCAACAAACTTAATGTTTTTCCAACGCACTAAATGACTTTGTGGCGTAGTTACAAATGCCAAACTTGTTGTAAACATTGTAGTAGCAGTGCTTGTAATAAAACCGCCACCACTGTTTGAATAAATTGTAAAATAGAATTCGTTAGTTACATCATCAACTAACCTGTTTACATTAACCTGTGATATTTTTGTCAATGTCGGAACAGAAAGATCTAAGTTATTTGCAAGGCAATAATTTATGGCTGTTTGTACTGCGCTTGTATCATCCGTAACGCCATCACCCACCGCGCCAAAGTCCTTGACACTCACGACATCCCGCAACTTGGCTTGTACCGTCCTCTGCGTCGCACCCGCCCCCGCAGGAACGTAGGTCACCAACGAGGAGTCAGTCGTGCCAATCGCCGTGGTGAGGAAGTTGACAACCTCAATGTTGTCAGTGCCAGCCACAGGGGCTGTGGTAAACGTCAGGGTCGTGCCGGCAATCGTGTAGGTGTCGCGCTGCTGGTAGATGCCACCAACAAACACCTCGCAGGAGTTACCAAGCGCACCGGGGTCTGAGGCAAGCGTGTAGGCGACCTGCGACCCTGTGCCGCTGAACTGCTGACGGGTCATTGTCGTGGGCGCACCGGGCGAACCTGCCGTCACCACCGTTGGCTCGCCCGTTGCGTCAAACGCAAGGAACGAGTTGGCGCGAGCGGCTGCGGTTGGCAACTCCATGTCAAGGCTCAAGCCGTCGGTGACAGGGATCTTGATAGACCGTGTCAACTCGTCAGCCATCTGCTGGATCTGAATCGTTGCGCGGTCGAGCGCGTCGGTGATGACCTCGGGGTAGAACCCACCCTGATTCGTCAAATCGGTCGGTTGCAGGTTCGCAATGTCCGAGGTGATGATCATGTTGAACCCGGTCGCCAACACAGCGAGCAGCGTCACATTGCCACCTGGGTTACTGTCTTGGTCTGCGTTCAACGACACCGTGTAATCGGTGGTCAGCAGCAACGTGGACTCAAGTCCTGTTGATGTGTCAACACGGACAACTTGCAAGTTTGAAGCAGTAAACACCTTGAACGCAAAGGTAAACGGCCCAGTAGTTCCGGTTCCGGTATATGGCCCAGCAAGTCTCGTTGTGGAGCTAATGGTCATTTTTTAATCCTTTGTGCGATTGTTGAGGGTAAATGTTGGGGGTATCGCTATGGGTCCCTGTCAACGGCGTGTTCCAAAGATCGGGGCGCGAAGATCAGCGTTGTTCTTGTCAATCATTAGCTGTATGCCGTCAATCGTGCGGTTGATCTGAACTGCTGGAATGCCAAACAGATCGCCAGCAAGGTTTAAGAGCGCACGGCGGTATGCGGCGTCCCACTCATTCTGACGAGCCTGAATCGTTACATTGTAAATGTCGGTCATCATTGCCAGTCCGGATGGACCCGAATAGTCACGAACATCCTTTGAATCAAACTTTGCGAGGTTGCCAAGTTCACGGATGCCAATCATTGAACCAAGCATGGTTTGAATGGACTCTTCCGCGACAAACGCCGCTAGTCCCTTTTCTTCATCGTCATCATTGTCTTTCCTCTTGGCCTTGACGGCTTGGTTGACGTAATACTTGTAGACAGCAGGAACGGCAACTAGCAATGTCAACTGCGCGGCCGCTGTTGACTTCTTCTGTGTCATCACCGAGGTAGCCATTGAGTTAAACAGGGCATTCTGATATCCGTAGAACACCGTAAACAACTTTGACCAGGCTCCACCACGTTCAACGGAAGCAAGGTCTTTCAGTTGACCGCCACCCTGTGAGTCAATGACAGCCTGGTCAGCAAGGGCAATCGACGTATCTTCGTTGTTGCCTTCAAACAATGATTTTTCATATGCGCCTGCCCATGTTGGGTAATTGACCATCGACTGCATGACTCTGCAGAAGATGTATGCATTCGCGTGAATGGCGTTCCATTTACCATCCTTATCCTGCATGGTGTTGCGGATTTCATTGAGGTCGCGGAACTGAGTACGACCAAGATTACGCATCATTGATGACTTTTCTTGAATCATGCTCATCATCTTTTTAGGATGAAGAACAAACGACCCAACGCCAATGGCAGTCCACTTTGGAACCAACGTGCCGTCAATTCTTACCCATGTGTTGGCAAAGCCGGAAACCTGCATGATTCCGCTTGTTACGTTGAACCCAAGACGAGCAGAACTGATTGAACGCCGCATCCACGTTGCAAAGTTTGCAGCACCTTGGTCGGCAGCTCCCTGACCAGCAGCAACATCCTTGATCCAATCTTTCATCTGCCTTTTGATTTCAGGTCCATATGTCTCATTTACCGCTGAAGAGAATCCACGATCCTTCATCATGCGGTTGGCACTAATCAACCACTCATGCCAAGACAAGTCGTGAATGACTTCGCCTAGTCCGCTATACACGCCAGTCATCGTCAACATCAATGGACGCCCAACAACGCGCTCCGCTCGATTCTTGACGTAACTTCTGCGCGTTGTCGCAGCGGTAAACGCACCCTTCATTTGAGCCTTAGCGGTTTCGGCGTCGGTGAACTGCTCGGCCGCGTCCGATGCTTTCGGGTCGTACTTGATTGGGTAATAGCCACCCTCAAGATTCAAGGTCTTGCCATCGGATGTCTTGATTGCAAACGGCTTGACCTCAATCCAATTTGGAGCCTTGCCGTATAGCCGGCGTTCCTTCGCCTCAACAAGCGGCTTGTATGTCTCAAAATGATTCCAAATTGCCTGGACAGCATTCCACTCGGTAGATGACAACGACTCCAATACCGGGGCAAGTTGATCCATTGTCCAACCTTCGCCATCACGCATACGCTGAAGGTTTCCCTCATTACCGCTGTTCAAAGCAATGACGAATCGTTCGCCACGGTTGAGTGAACGGTCAATCGACTTGAAGTAAACCCGGCCACCCTCCATGTTCCCAAGTGCCTTGACTGGCTTGAGGATGTTCATCACCTTCTCAGTCGCCTCGCCAATCATGCGAGTTTCCATGTCCCCGGCTGCGTTTGCGCTGCGGATGAAATAGTTCCAAACCTTGCCGTTGTCCTTGCCACCGTCCATGATTCGAGCAATTGCGGCAACCTTCAAGTGTGCAGCCATGAACGTGCGAATACCCTCAAGTGCGCGACCGCCCTTAGTGGTTGCCGTTCGCGGGTTTAACTTCTTGCCGTCTTTCTTCTCTTCTTGGATGCTCTTGACAATTGCATCGCGGGCGTCAACAAACTGCACCTTCTCGCCGGCAAGGCGAATCTCGTTCTCATGCTTGCCAATGTATTCCAATTGCTGAATAGAACTGACCAGGTCGCGGAACTCGCTGACGGTCATCTGTTGGTACGGCTTGCGGAACGATTCGTCTAGCAGCTTCGGGTCAATGTCCGGGACAATCCCAAGTTCAAGTTGCCCCTCAATCCACTTGGCGAGTGATAACCGTTTGCCAGCCTCTTCCACCGAGATGTTTGCAAGCGAGAACCGCTCAAGCATGTTCGTGACTTGGTCAGCAATGTCAGCACCCATGCGCTGGACATTCTTTGCTTTCAGCACATTCCGCAGATACTTGACACCCTTGGAAACTTCGTCCTTGGCATCCTGCGCCTCACGCGCTAGTTGGTTCTGAAGCAATTGGATCTGCTTTGCCCGCAGGATGACCTGCTCAGGCGTCCGCTCCCCATACCTTGCCTTACGCTCAGACTCGCGCTCCGTAGCCTTCTGAGCGGCTTCCTGCCCCTTTGCAGCGGCAGCAGCCTCGACCTCAGACATTGGTACGCCTGCTGCAATGCCGGACAGCCCTGCGTTGCGTTCCTTGGTAGCAGCGGCTTGTGCAGCTTGGGCGGCGGTACGGCGTTTGTTGTGGGCGTCAGCAGCCTCGCGGGCGGCTTTGGCTTCCGCCGCTTGATACTCACTTGGGCGTAGGTCACGGATGACCTTGCCGGCAATGATCTGCTGGGCCGCAAGTTTGGCTGCATCCATAAACACCCTGACCGGGGAGGTTGCCTTGGACAACCACCGAACCTCGACCGCGTTGAACCGGAAACGAGCCTCGTTGTGCAACGCCCGCTGAACCGCCTCTTCCTGGGACTGAGGGGTATTCATGTCCCCGTTCTCGTCCATCATGCGCTTGTCGGTGCGGGCGTTAATCTCTTCCTTTGCCGGCTTGGCAGACAGCAGGGCAAGAACTAGTTCGTCGCCACTACTGAAACCGAACATGTCCGCAGCCATATCCGGGTCCATGCCATCAGCAGCCACCATGCCGTACTTCCCAAACCCAAGCTTGGCGACATCTTCGGCAGGGATCATCTTCTTGACGGATTCAAGGTTCAACTTGAACTTGTCATCAAACTTGACCATCTCCCCGTTCTTTGCCCGACCTTCGCCAGTCTTCAATATCGACATTGCCGCGTAAATTGGTTCGGCATCAACTTCTGCCTTGACCTCGGCGCGGATTTCCTTACGCAAGGCATCGTGCTTGGCCTGAAGTTCCTTCAGCACCCGGCTCCGTGCGCCTGACAACCATTGCATCTGCTTCAGGCTTGCCTTGGTCAGATCGGTGACAGCGGCATCCTCTGCTTCCTTATTCATCGCCTGATACGCAGCGTAGGTCGCATCGTCCATGCCGCTTTCTTCTTGCGTCAAGAACATAGGAACCATCTGCATCATGGCTTGCTTGCGCTTGATCTGATCTTCAGATGCAAGCATTCTGTCCATGACACCGCGCACCTCATCGGTCAGGACAGGCAGATCCTTGCCAAACTCGCGGCGGTAGATTTTGTTCAGGTCATCGCGGATTGAAACATAGACGCGCTTGATGAACGAAGCCATTCGATCAAACACGCCCTGCATCTCAACGCTCGGAGCCTTGCCTTCAAACAGGTAGTTCTCAAAGTTGTAGGCAATAGCCTCCCAATGCGGACGCTGCTCCTCAAAAGTCATGGCATTCCAAATAGCCAATCGTTCTTGCTGACTCTCCCCACCAAGCTTGAACGACTGAATCATAATGTCAAGATCAGCGATTTCTTGCGGCGATGCCTTTCCGTTATTAACGGATTGAATCATCTTGTCCATGCGCCAGTGCATCAACTCATGCAGGAACGTAAACGCATCTGCCTCGCTGTTCAGCAGGATCTGTATGCGCTTGGGGTCATACCCACCACGGGCAGGGCCAGGGGACGGAGCAGCCTGTTCTAATATGCCACCATTGGCAATATTGCTCGTTGCCTTTTTCTGAACGCGAACTGCCGCGTCTTCTGATTTAACAACCTTGCCATCTTTGTTGGAATACTGCCCAAAGTAAGTCGGGTCGTACACCATGAATACAACATCAGGCTCGCCATTGTTGAACTTGGCAAACGTTTTCTTGTCCCAGCCTTCAGGCTTGCGTCCTTCATTCCAGCGCAGTCTTGCCACAGCGCGGAAACCGTGTGGCGCATACAGATAAGGAAGCACCGTATCAAACGCATCTAGTCTGCGTCCACCTACCGACACGGCCATTTGCATCAGTGCATGACCAACCGCTGCATCAGACATTGAAAACACAGAAACAATGTCGTCGCCCTTCAATGCAAATCCACTTAGAGCGTCTTCAGATACAAACAAACGCATGTCAGCGTATTCCTCAACGGTATACGCATAGACAGACGCGCCGAACTCGCTCTTTGATTTGCTTTCTGTAATCAGTCGGTGAAACGCTATTGGCGATTTTGGAGACTTCTCTAATTCGTGGAATTTAGGAGCGTCAAACGGACGATCTTTCCCGCCGGCAGAGTCCAATGCATTTCGCAATCTTCCCTGTGGTTGAAACAGAGAAATGACCCGTGCGCCAATTAGTCTTACCAGCCGAGGCTTTGTATTTCTTTTATCGCCGCTTCGGGTGTAAGGTTCGGGTGATCCCGCAATATTGCCGCGACTGGCCCGGTCATTGCGGATGACGGCGGCTCCATTGAACTGCCGTTTTTCATTGTCAGAGAATCCTCTAGTTGCTGCCGTGTTACGGGCTTTAACGGGGGAGCCACTTTTCTCTTGTAGTCGTGATTGTCTTGATCGCTCATTGTTGGATTCTCGTTGTAATGTTTCTGAAATTTTCTCGTTTGAAACGCCAGCAACCCGCGCAACATCCGCTGCCGCGTTGGCGTAGTCAGGTGCTTCATCATCAGCATACCCTTCGATATCTTCTTCATCTATCGTAATATCTTCTTTTGCAGTCTCATAAAGTCGCTTCTCTGCGTACCACAGGGCAGCCTGTAGGTCTGCCATAGTGAGTTCCGCATATTCGGGCAATTGCTGTAGTTGCTGAAGAATCGTTGTAAAGATCCCACGAATGCGGACGCGCTCGCCCGGGCCGGCTGGTGCTTCCTTTTGACCATCAAGGTATTTGGCAAGTCCATTACCTGCTTTGCGAACTTCTTGCCCAGCAAATGTTTCGTTCATCTTTGCACGAACTTCTTTGTCCATACTTGCCTTCTGAATTACAGAAGACAAAGCATCGAAGTCAACGCCACCGCCGGCTTCAACAGCATCAATAACCGCTGCTTGCTTTGGAACTGCTTCACGCAATATGGAAGCCATAGAAGCGCGTTCGTCTTGAGTAAGCGAAGTAATGACCGTTTGCAATCGCGTTCGTGCATTCTGTGTTTGCACTGGCATGGGCATAATCAATGTGCCAGTCCATCGACCCCATGTACGAACCAACCAACGATCCATTGTCAGACTTCGGAAGTCGCCGTATAGATTGCTAAAGAAGCCATTACCAATCTTCGGGCCAAGTACAGCAGCACCCTTGACTACTGTGCTTGCGTATTCTCCGCCCGAATCAGTATCGGCAACGATGTACTTCAGTTCTTGAATGGTGTATTCAGTCTGAGCAAATCGACGTAGGTTGTCAATTCCCCAGGCATCTCGCAACGTGTTGAACAAACTAAGTGAATTGTTGATTGCTTCCTGTGATGTTCCAGCAGCCAAATCTGATGGCATCTTGCCGTCACTCTTGTATCGTCGATAAACCATCTCGGCAAGTTCAAAGTTCTTGCCAACCTTGATTCCATTAGACGTAACTGCCAACGCCCATGTAAACGCGAAACGAGCGTTCTCGTCTGTTAAAATTTCCGGATGTACCAACGCCATTACAGCAAGTGCTTGGCGTGTTTTCTCGTCATACCAACCAACCGAATTGGGGTTTTGACGCAACGCGTACAGCGCATCGCGAAGACCAACACGCGTCAAATACTCAGTAGTTTGTGGAGTATCTATAAGAAGATCGACACCGGAACCACTAGCAAGTGTGGTTGCTTCTTTTTGCATCTCTACTTTAAGATCGCGCCCACGCTCCCACGCACGACCAGTTGCTAGTTTGGCAACAGAATCAAGAGATATTGCATCATCAATTGTTGTTGGGATGTTTGGTTGCGATTCAGCGGTAGCAACAGTGTCATCGCTTTCTTGAGCGGCCTGTTTATTTATTGCGTTAGCGTCTGCCTTAGCCGCTTGCTCAAGAACTTGCGCTGGCATTGCTGCTTGCTCAAGCGGGGCGGTTGGTGCTGCCTGCTCTGCCAATTTAGTAGCGGCTAATTTTTCCTCTAAACGACGCTTAAGTTCATCTTGTTTTTTTTGCTTTGCTTCAATTTCTGCCGGAGACATAGCAGACTCAGGCCGAATGTCGCGCACTATTACTTCACCGCGCTTAATGATTTGACCGTTTTGACGGACAATGGGTTCCATTGTTTTAACAACACGGTATTCGTCAGGACTTTCTTGTCCTTCTTCGTATGGTTCCCATGCAACAACCTCTACCTCAGCCCATCCGTCCGTATAGATTTGTCCAGTTGGATCAACAATTTCAACGCCCATCTTTTTAAGCAATTCATTTGCTTTGGCAACCATTTTTGATAGTTGCGGAATATTCCTATTTATGGCTCTCCATGTTTGAACTGCAATATCTGCAATTTTTCCATTTTTTAATGCAAAACCCATTCTAAAAAGAGATTCATTTGCACGTTTCCCATCACGTTCGTTTAACGCATTTGATTCAATTGCGCTCGTTACTTCAATTTGCGCTGCAGCAGTTGTTTCGGAAAGTTCTGTAATGCTTTCCGGAGTTACTGTTTGACTTTGATTTGTTGGAACAGTTGGTGCAACTTGTTGCGGCGCAGCCGGGGCGGCTTGCGCTTGCGGTCCAACAACATCCGGACCATGCTGTGCCATGTATGCAGCAGGAGTCATTTTCGCTTCGGCAGCGGCAACCACCATCATGTCGCGGAAGATTGTTGCCTCAGCCTTAGCCAACTTCGGGTCGCGACCTACGGCAGCAAGTTTCTCTTGCATGTCCTTTTCAATGACACGCGCCTCGTTGACAAACGCCGTGTCAGTAGTCTCTTTCTCCTCCAACAGAGCAAGGGCTTTCTCCTTCTCTTGCTCCAATTGTCCCGCATACTTGACCGCTGTATCTGCGCTCCACGCGTTCGCGTTTGGGCGCATGTGAATCTTCATTGAGTCGCCAAGCTTTGTGCCGGCAAGCCGAGCCGCGTAGGTAGCGGTCGGAATTGTGACATCGCCACCAATAGATATTGCTTCTGCTAGTTGTTGACGAATGCCAGGAAGAACTGTGTCAACTTGCTCGTTCGTCAGACCTGACTGATTGAGAATGTTCTGCATCACGCGACCGTCAACATAGGTTGTTTCCGCGCCCGTGCCATCAACCTGATCGGCGTAGAACCGTTCCGCTGCGTCCGGGTTGCGCTGGCGCATCTTGCTGTCAACAGCGTTCTTGGACAGGTCTTCGTAGAACTGTTGCGAACGCTTGGCGTCTGCGTAGCGGCCGCGATCCATGTAGTAGTTCGCTGCGGGCAGCGGAAGACCCGCCACGGACATTCCAATTGCTACATTGACAAACGAGTCAACCGCTTCGGAAATGATGGCACGACGCCCCTCCGGCGTTTGGAACATGTTCTGAAGATCAGGTCGGTCGTAAGCGCGTCCGATTTCCGTACCGACACGGGTGATGGCGGTTTGCAGGCCTTCAACAGTTGACTCAGTCAGTATCTCGCCGAAATACAACTTGGACGCATCCCACACCGCTTCACTAGCGGTCGCCTTCTTAATCATCTGTTTTGACAATTCGGCGGTGACATCGGTAGCAAGTTCCTTGGCAAAGATCTTTTTGCCGACACCACTTGCGATATAGAGTTCTGCACCTAATCCCGCAAACTCAAGCGCGGATGTAATAACGCCAATACCTCGAGACATTGGCAAAGCAACTTCGTGACTTACATCGCCTTCTCGCAATTGACGATACGACTCGCCAGCCATTGACTGATACATCCATTTAGCCATGCCAGTGGCAAATCCGGCCGTTCCACCAAGAGCCATTCCCGCCGGCATGGTCGCTGGGGCAAGCGGTCCACCAATCGCCCCGGCAGCACCACCCAACACCGCTCCTGTTACGGCGTATTGCGCTCCGATCTCCGCGCCAGCTTCAACGCTTGCAAGCAGATTGGCAATGTTGCCGCTGATTGAATACGGCGCAGGCTGACCAACAATCTGAAGGTCGCGCTGTAATTCCTTGTATCGCTCAAAGTCCTTTGACGTTGCCATCCCTTCCGAGTTGAGTTGGTCAATAGTCGCCATCTCGGTACTGATGAACGTGCCTTGTGCGCCCTTGAAGAAGTCCGTGCCGGCAAACCACCTCATCAATTTCTCAGTACCCGTGAGGTTCTCGAGATCGTCGTATGCAATGTTGGCAAAGTCAGGTTCTGTTAGCGAGTTTGCAGTCTTAGGTGCGCTTATCGCTAGGTTGCGATCAAGAGCCTTGAGCATCATCGCGCCGCGTTGAAGTTCAGCCAAATTGCGCTCGGCAATGTCTGCACCAACGCCCATTTGCTTGCCAACGCGTTGCGCTTCGGCGACCGTGTCGGGGTTCTTCTTGGTTGCGTTGTAAAGAGATGAATTCAATACCGCGCTGCGTTGATTAGCCATCTCATCAACGGCTGCCTTGAGAGCCGGGTCAAGCTGTGGTTGCGGTGGCGCGGTTGGCAATACAAATGACCGACGAGGCGTGATCGCCTCGGTCATGCTCAACGATTCTTGGGATACAACATTCTGAAGTAAGTCAGCATTTCCCTGTGATGGTGCGAAGCTGCCAAGTTGTTCGTTGATGTCGGGTTCAATCATCGGGAATTCATCTTCAGCAAGAGGTTTGCAATGGTCGCGTCATTGACGGGAATACCCTTTTCTTGCAGGGTCTTTTCTAGGAGTTTCCGTTGTTCCTTAGAAAGCAACGGTACTTCTGTGGTGGTAACCCGACCAGTTGCGGGATCAACAGATTCCACAAGCCTGTATGCGCCACCCAATTCACCTGGTGTCATTTGAACAATTGGCATTTGAGTTCCGCGACCAAGACCAAATTTGTACCACGGAGCGTCGTTGACAGTCGCAACATTTTGTAGTTCACGGTCAATGATTGCTTGCTTCTCTTCTTGATTAAGCGGACCTTTATTCTTTCGATCCGGCCTGCGCTGCTCTTGGTCAATGATGGTGGTGATATTTTGGCGAACACGCAAAGACGTTTCCTTGTTATCAAGAAGTCCCCACATGCCGTTGTCGGACAAGGTCTTGTTGAGCTGGTCAGCATTGACCGAAGCTTCATATATCTCTTGTGGTTTGGACGCAGCAGCACGCAGCTTTACATAGGTTGCATGTGTCATATTCATGCGATTGACATCAACCCACGCAGGGTCAAGTGCCTTCTTTGGATCTCGAGCCAACTCTTCCATCGTTCCAACTTCGTTGGTTTCGCGTTGACCCCTAAGAAATTGCTCTTGATCCTTGGGCTTGAGACGTCCAAATTGCTCAGGCGACATACTTGCAACCGTGTTGCCAGGTACGGCGAGGTACTGCTCGGTGTTGTCAACAAGCGTCTTGTATTCTTGGTCAATAAGTGCGTCTTCTTGAGCAAACTGCGTGCGAACACTGCTTTGCACAAGGCGTCTCATCACGGGATCTTCGATCTGCTCGGTCTTATCAAGTGCCTCACGAAGCGTGTCAGCGGGTGCTTCGTTCTCGCTTGGCTTGTCGGGGTATGCCTTTGGGTCACTTGCTGCTGCAAGAACACCGCGATTCATGATGCTGTATGTCAGTTCCTCAATCGTTGTGCGCTGGCGGTTCGCGTCCACCGACGAACGCAGCGTGGTGTCAACCTTGGGGTCAACAGGGTGATTGTCAAGGAAATCCTCCGCTTCGCCGTACTGCCGAGCGTTTAATAGATCGTTTACGATACCAGTTGCCACTTTGTCATAGACCTTTTGCTCCATCGCCTTCAATTGTGCGCTCCCTTCAGGGATGCCATTGAGCGACGCGGCTTTGCGGACTTCATTGATTGCCGTAGCAAGGTTTGCTTTGTAAGTCGTTAAACCAATTGGGTTGCCCTTTTCATCGGTCTTATTCCTGTCCGAATAAGCCATGATTGAAAGGTCGGAATACTGGTCGGCGCGGGCGGCAGACTCGCTTGTTGCCCATTCCTTGACCTGCCGATTGCGGTGGTCGTACATCTGACCCTGAAAGGCGTTCATGTTTCGGGCAGCGACCTGTTGAAACATCCGCTTCTGAGTGTCGTTCCCCAACCCATCCATGATCTCGCTTGCCGAAGATGACATCGCATCTTGTGCAGCCTGGTACTGAGTCTCGGCGTCCTTGCCGGACAAGTTCATGTAGTCAGACCGAACCTTTGACATCCGCTGAATAAGGGCGGTGTCCGCTTCTTTGGTAGCGGCATCATCAATGTCATCCTGCATCGCTGACCCAAGCTTGAACGCAGTATCCCCAGCAGCGACCATAGCCCGCCCCAGTTCCATTTGTTGGCGAGATGTGGCTTCCTCCATCGGCATGACAGGCGGAGCCTGGTAAGCCACGGACGAGCCTTCTCCGGTCATTCCAACTTGCGGTACAAACGAACTCGGTACTGTAGGCATTGTGATTCCTCGTCAGATTCGCTTGGTTGACACGCCGCCGAGTAGTTCCTCAAGTCGGCGATTGCGCGCCCAGGTAGAGCCAATGTCGGCTGCACTCCCAAGCAGGCTAGTAGACATACTCAAACCGGGATAAATCGTTCCTGCCGTGGATGACAGATTCTGAGCAGACAGGTCAGACATTGTTGCTTGCGTCAGATAGTTGGTGCGTTGGGTCCGGGCTGCTTCCGCCTGTCGAACGGTGTTGGCGTTGATTGTCAACTTGTCGATCTCCTTGATGAGATCCATACTGCCAAGGATTTCGCCCGAACTACCGACCCCACCACGAATTCCACGCGCTGCCATTGAGGCAACCGCAGAGGAACGCGCTTGTCCTGCCTGCATCGTGTATCGACCGGACTGCTCTTGACCAGCTTGAGTGATCTGCCCTGCCGTGAACTCCGCACCACGGGCGTTGATACGCGCCATGCTTGCTTGGAACCTTTGGTTCTGAGCCTGCATCTTTAGTTGGTTCTTCTGACTTTCGGCTGAGAAGTATGCGCCGATAGCACTGTTAACCGCACCAAAGATGCTGACGATTGGACCTGCGACCGTGAACGCCTCGGCCATGCTTGACCCAAACGATGGTGCTGCCGCTCCTGCTCCTGCGGCGTAAGACTGACCAGTCAATAAGGTTGGTCCGGCTGCACTCGTTGAGAATGGGACATTGACTACTGCCATGATTAGCCTCCGATACTGACTTCAAGGGTCATTCCTGACAACGTCAACGGTAACGGGTCGGACTGGCGAACATAGACCTGCCCACTTGCACCCCACGATGGGGTCAACACAACCAATACCTCTTCCGACTTCAACGCCGGCGGATTTCCATACAACTCAGTCGTTCGTTGCTTGTACTCAACAAGGTTGTCAGGGTCCGGACCAACAAAGATGCCCGATGACTTGTACACGCGCAGCCATGCTTTGTTAACGTTCTTTGCTCGACCTTGTCCAAACCCATCAACATTCAAAGTCATTGGCAACGTCTGAAGATCGCTTTGGTACGGCAGTCCGACAATGATCTTGGTCGCAGCTCGTTGCAGGGTAATGACTCCGGCAGTTACTACCTGCTGCGGCATGACTGCGCCGTCTGCAAGAATGCTGACCAATTTGCCTTCAAGGTGCGAAAGACCAGTCATTCTTCGCTTTGCAAATGTCCAATAGTCTCCGGAGATTGCGGTACTGCGAAGTGATACTGGAAGCGTCTTGTCAGTTCTAGCTGTGGCAACGGTAGTTGATGACGTTGCAATAATGGTAAGTCGGTACTTATTGCCAAGCGAATCGCTAATAACGATGGCATCACCAACATTTGATTGTGTTGGGTAAGTAAACAATGTCGCATTAAGCGTAAGCGTCAACACTTCTGACGAATCCCAAGCCGTACCGCCCGTGACAGTTACGGTTCCAGCCGAACCACCAAGGGTGACCGTACCGTCATACGTCAATGCGCTGTCAACAAAGATGCAATCTTCAATTGCTGCTACTTGCCGTGACGCAAGACGCTCAACATATCGCTTGCTAGTGCCATTGATAGTGCGCTTGACCACAACGTACACGCTATCCTCGTCACCTTCGGCTACTGCCGTGCAGCTTTCAAATACTCCATCGGTGTCGTGCCAATGCCATGCTCCGATTTGCTGCTCGGGAACATATGTCAGACCGAGCATATTGCCACTAGTTGAAATAAACCACAAAATTGGCTGTGGACTCTTGGCGTAGCACATATCTGACAGGGTCAAGTTGTCAAACAAGTGGGTTGCACGCAGGCTTAGGTCGCCCGTGATAAACCCTTGAGACTGCCAGGAATATCCAAGTTCGCGCACATGGCCGCCACGATCAGCGCAATACACCACCACGTTGTTGACTACTTCAGGCTGCACGTTGTTTGCGCCAAGGTATGACTGCGGTCGAACAGAGATTGTGCTTGGGGTAATGACATCGCTGTTGATTGGACTGACGCGCAGTTCAGAACTGTTGGTCAGCATCAGCATTTGCGTCAACGGGACAATATGACGAATAGTCGAAGCCTCGCGCACGGCAACTTGCACCTTGATGCGGTCATCGTCACGAACGGGGATTGAATATGACATGTCAGACTCTGTGCCTGAACGTGTCATCCACAAAGTTTGTGGTTCGGTAATTGTGCCAGCGAACGCCTTGCGTTGTTCAAAGTACGACACTGCGCCTGGGTAATTCCCAGAACTTGCAAACACCGTGTCGTAAATAGCAGGGGTGATTGAAAGGTCAGGGCCGATGTTGTCATCAACAAACGATGTCCCGGTTGTTTGACCGATGTAGCCATACAAACTGTTCTGTTGTTTGTAGACGTTGTATCGAGTCGCGCCTGTAATTGATGACCAGTTAATTGTGTTGTACGAACCCTGAATAGTAAGATTGTTGGTCGCGCTTGCCGGGGTACTTGATGCGCTTTGCTTTTGGCTATCGCCACTAAGAGCAACCACAACGTAAAGGTTCGTAAGAACAGCGGTTGGACTCATAGCTTGCACAAGACCGCCGCTTATGTATGGATTTACATATGAAGTAGAGTCAACAGGTATTGCGGTTTGATAATCAACCAAACTCATTGTTGAATTAGTAATAAATTTATCAATGATGTAATACTTGTTATTAACCTCGGTTAATCCCACTACACCACTAATGTAAATTGAATCGCCTTCGGCAAGTTGTTTGTTCTTTGCGTCGTTGGCAAGCGTAAACACACCGGGGTTGGCTCGTGTAATTGCCGTAATATTTACGCCAGTGCCGCGATTTACTGTTGTAGTTATTACCGGGGTAGCAAGTGCCGGACCAAATACCGTTGTTGCTAATTGCCAATTGGTTGCGCCGTACCGACGCAATTCTCTTGGCGCGTAGTTTGGATGAACTAACGTCATAACGTCAGCAGATTGAACGTAATGAATGTCAAACAGATCGGCTTCCGCATATGGAGTCGCAATCTGATAAATACCGTTAGGAAGCGGATACCAATATGTTGGTTCGCTCACGGGCGTTTTGTTGACATTTGCTTGAATGCATTGGTAACTAATTACACCTTGAGTAACAAGTGCGCCAAGTGCATAATTTGTAACATTGTTCCAGTTTGCCGGGGTTCCGTAATCAAGCGTTGCGCCATTGGTGTGGAACCGAACGTAATACTCGCCAAACTCAAGCACCATTGTCTGAGTGGTGCTGTAGGTAAATGGGATCAGGCGCGTGCGCTTAGTGCTGTCCTTGACTTCACGGACAAATGTCGTACCTGGTCGATTGTCGGCCGCGCCTTGTGGCATGGCAATGAAGTTTCGCATCTTGGCTACGCCAGTTTGAAACTTCGTGTCATCAATACGACCATACATGTCCGGGGAAATCTCCCCGCCGGCAAAGGATCGGCTATAGGTACGAGTGTTTGCCATTGATTACCTTCCCGAGATCCAAGGGGTCACAATGTCAGGCTTTGAGTTGCGCTGATTAGAGTCAGACGCAGTCGCACGCTGCAAGTAAACTGCCATCATCTGAGCCATACGCTTGGCTTCGGCCGCGCCTGTCTCGCCCTTGATGATTGGACCCGCCAACATTGAGGCAAGGTGATACGAAAGCGTCATCACAAACAACGGAGAGAACAGCGTTGGGTCTGTGATGTGCGCCGTATAGCGCAAGACCGCGTTCTCTTGGTTGGTGTACAAGACTTGCGTCCCGTTCGACAACGTTTCAAGCGTGTATGGCTGCGGCGAATACCTGCCGGCAGCAATCATTGGCGAGTAGTTGTGGGCGAAGTTCGGGGTATCAGTCGGCGAGAACTTCGTTGAATAGTCATCAGCCGCATCAGACGGAAGGACAGAGATTAAGTTGTTTGCGTCGCTGGGGACAGCGTAGGCGTACAACCACTCCGGCCACTCGCTCGTCAATGCAGCAAGCACCACGCGTCGCATGGTGAAGTTCCAATAGTGCATCTCAAGCAGGCTGTCCACCGCAATGGGGTAGAACCTAGAGCAATGCTCCGCCTGTGCTGACCCTTCAGGTGGGTCAATGCTTGACACCGATGCCGTGTCACCAATGTGCGAAAGAGCGAGGTTACAAATCGTTACTGCCGATGCCATTTCAACCTCCTAGTGAAATGAGGGGAGCCGTGGTTTCCCAACGGCTCCCCTCTATGCGCTTCACTTCATGGGAATCATGCTCCGTCCGAGTTCGTTCCCTTGGTCATCTTTGGACGCCCGAGCTTTCGCACAGGTGCTTCAATGACCGCAGTCTTTGCTTCAATCGTTACGGTTTCCCAAGAACCGTCGATGGGTTCGACGTTTGTGTTTCTTGGTCCGCAAAGATCAAAGACCTCGCCTTCTTGTCGAAGTGCGTTGTCAATAAAAGACTTTTTTAGAACTCGTACTTGCATGTGTTTATTCCCGTGCTATCAGACAACCGAGAAACCGCTGGCGTAGAACTTCTTGCTGTCAGCGATGTCAGTGACAACGTCACCAAACACTGCGCCGGCAGAGAAAGTTCCTACTCCAACCATCTTGGCGGACAGGTAACGAAGACCTGTCTTAGCGGCGATTGGGTTGATGCGAACATACACCTGCGAACCAGCAGCCAAATCGGCCGTCAACACAGCGTTGCTACTACCAAGATCAATCACGCCAGCAGGTGGCTGTGCGCTGTCGGTTCCTGCCTGAACAACAAACTGAACAGACGTTCCGCCAACAAACGCGGTAGATACGGTGATGGCAAGATACAAATCTTGACCTTCACCAATATCGCGGTATTGAAGACCGTTGCTGTTAGGGTTACTGCCCGAAGTTGGCACGTTGCCAACCAGGTCAATGTTGTAATTGCTGTAAGTAGTCGCAGCAGCAGATGTTGCGATTGCCTGTCCAACATTCGTATCGGATGAGCCAGCGAAAAGACGTAGAGCCTTATCAGAAATCATGTGAGAGTTTCCTTTCTTAAATCAGTGACTATCAGGTCGTGAGTGCTTCGGCGTTCAGGATTGCGTCAACGCGGCGCAGAGGGATTCCAAGGAACGACAGCCATGAGTATGGCATACCGAACTGTGAGAGGCCTTCGTTAACCTTGAGGACGTATTGACTCTTATCAAGAGCAGCAATCGACAAACCACTGTGGGTGGTACGGTTCATGTAGAAGCAAGCGCGACCCATCGCCATATTTGGGATGCGGTAGAGAGCGCGTGCCATCAGCTTAATGAGAGCGGTGGAAGCACTTGAAGCCTGCGAACCAGTCTGACCCATCAGATCGCTGACGTCAATGTTGGAGATACGAACAACGTAACGCCAATCCTTGACAACAAGACCGTTCTTCCACTGGTAACGAGTGGCATACGCCTGAAGACGCGTGCCATCGCTGTTGTAGACGGTCTGTTCGCCAAGATCCTCATGGATCAGGCCTGCCTTAGAACCCTTGGGGAACGGGCAGTACACGGTCTGGTCGCCCCAAACAACGAGATACACCGAGGTGTTGTCGCTGCCGGAACCACCAGCAGGAAGGACGTTCTGACCGTTGCCAGTGCTGCCGGTGACAGAGTAACGCGGAGCAAGTCCGAGGAACTGCTTGGCATCGGTAGCTGGGTTGCCGTAGAACAGGGTAGAAGCCTGGGTCTGATTCATTGCTTCAAGGAACGCGGTGTCTTCGGACAGACGGAACTGAGCCGTGTTGCCGTTGAGCATTGCGAGATCCTTGTCAACTTCAGAACGAGCCTCAAGCATTCCACATGCCTCGTCAACCTGTGCGGTCGTTGACTTGGTGGATGGAATACCTTGGTTCAAGGCACGCCAGTACACAGTTGGAAGACCAGTACGAATGACAACGCGGTCGCCGGTTGGCAAATTGCCTTCCTTAAACACGCAGTCTTCAAGGACTTCGTTGGATTGCGAGAGGAGTTCAGCAATAACTGGAACGCGTCCATCCGGATCGGTCCGCTTCGCCCAATCGGCGAGTGTGAGGTTGGTTGTTGGTGTCGTTGAGGTAGATGGCATTGTGTAAAATCCTTAGGTTAGTAATTAAGAGTGATTGGAATAGAGGGCTGCTGCTGCGCCGGCAAAGTCCATTGGTCCGTTTGAACGTGCGTTCGATGAACCCGTGGATGACCCGACGTAACGATCCTCACTAATTGCCTTCCCTGCCCTGTACATAAACCGGATTACTTCCGGATGATTGCCCAGGCCAGAGTCGTTAAGCAACGAGCGCAGTTCAGCCGTTCCGAAAGTATCAAGTGCTTTCTTAGCGACTGAAAGGTTCTCGGTGATCTTGTCACCACCGAACTCCTTGTCAGACTTTGACGATTCCGCCCACTGGGAGCGGACCGACTCAATCTGTGCTGCTTGCTGCGTGCCGAGCTTGTCGGACATCGCCGTAAGCATCTTCTGTGCAGCGTCTTGGGTCAGGTTCAATTCCTTTGCAACCTCCGAGAACGTCTTAATTGTCTCGGCGTCGAGTTGTTTACCCTCAGGGGCTTTGAACTCGTACTTCTCCGGCGCACCTTCCGGTTTCGCCTGCTCGGTTGCCTCGGGTTTGACAGTATCGGTCGGCTCCGCGACTTGCTGTTCCTGCGCCTTTGACGCCTGTTGCTGTCCCCCGTAAAGCACATCGGCCGTCGCCTTTGGACTATTTGGGGCTTCAGACGATGGAACGCCTTCAGGTGTCGTTTGGGCTGTTTCCATCATCGTTGGTTCGCTCATTGGTTTGTTCCTTTGTCATGGTTGGGTACAACTCTGGGCAGAGAGTGTGGACTTGTGAAAGAACGCGTAATCCGTAATTCCTGTTTCCCTCGGCGAATGACATGGTCATTGCGTTGGTATTGAAAGACGAACGAAACACTCCTGCTTGGTCCAGTAGTCGCCATACAATCCGGCGACCTCGCTTGCTGCTCATCAACCATCGAATGTCTGACTCTTCGCTATCGCGGTCTAGCTTGGTACGCAGGGCATTATTTGCCTGAATGCGCTCTAAACCTCGAGTATCGAACGGGTCGTGTGTACTCATCGGTGGAATCTATCGACTCGCATAATGCCTATGGGTCCCATTAAACGATTGTGAGTTGGTATCCCTCAAGGGTCATTACGTTGTTTGCGGTAGCAATCGTTGCCTTGATGGCAAAGGTTTGATCCGCCGAATACGCAACGGTAAATTCCTGATACGCAGATGAGGAAGTTCCATGCCCGGTAGCAGCGGCCGGACCCGTGACAATCTTTCCAGCCCCACGCGCCCAAGCAATCTTGTTTATGTTGGCAGTCACAGTCGTAGTCAAGTTGCCGCTGTTGTACAAGTCGTTCCCTGCATACTCAAGTTCTATAACCTTGTTGACCGCCGCGCTTGTCATACTGAACAGGACGTTAGCTTCCATGCTTCCGGTCAAAGTAAGTACGCCACCCTCAACCGTAGTTGATGCCAAAGTAATGGCTTGTGCTTCTTCCTTAACAGCAGGAGTTCCGTACCACAAGATGCAGGTATGAGTACCCGTACCAGTGTCGGTCAATTCAATTGGCGCACCACCGGAAGTAGCCGAAATCGTGAACTTGTTTACGTCTACAACTTTGCTGACGTAATAAGTCGTTCCTGTTGCTAGTGGGGCTGGCAAGGTTGTAGTGGTGGTAAACCGGATTGCATCGCCAGCAACGCGGCCGTGCGCCGTGTAATTGATAATGCTTGGGATGCCGGCAGCGTTTACTGTTGCGGTTACCGTGCTTGACACATACGGAAGGTTGATTGTCAACTTGGTTCCGGTTGTGTCGGTATCAATAGCGGTCACGGGGTAAACGCCGTTCACTCCATTGCCGCTAGTCCATGTGACATAAATGCCCGTGTTAATTGCTGGCGTAATAACAACAGCCGTAGTTAATCCGTGTGCTGCTCCGCCAACAATACGCACGTTTCCGGCGTTGTTTTCCCAACTTGCTGCCGCAAAACTTGCCTTTGCAGCAACAACGCTTACGGGATTGAAACTACCGTACGACTTGGCAATAAATCGTTGCCCAAGTACGCCGACAAGGACATTGTTTTCGTCGTAGACAAACGGGCTATTGGGGTATTTGTTAATGAGTGGCATGTGTTGTTCCTTTGTGCTTGATTAGGCAAGCCGGGTGAGTTTGTAAAGTGTTGCGGAAACCAACGTGCAAAGAGTGTCAATCTCGTTCTGAATGTGGCTTTCGGTTCCCATAGACATGCGATCAGATTCAAGGTAGCTGTATAACTTCTGAACTTCAGCAAGTGGGGTAGGCGCAAGTTCAAACGAGCCTGAAGTGAACTTCAACTTCTCGCCCGTGCAACCCATCCAGGCTTCCGCCAACCCATCAGCGGCTTCGCGGAGTGGCTCGTAAACGCCAAGCGCGCTGTGCGCTGCGAAACTGCCTGGTCCCTCAACCATCAGGTGGTGCATATGGATGGCGTTCGCGCAATGCATCAAGCGCGATACAAACGCGGATGCTCCTGCTGAGTCGCCCTTAGATTCAGGACCGTAAAGAAGCGTAGATGCCTTTGACATAATTAAACCTCGACTGCTGAAGGGGAGTTGTAACCACTAAACATGTTCATGATGTCCGTCAATGCGCTCTTGTCACCGCTGCCCGTGGGGGCTTGAGCCATGTTCTTGACGGTCTGTGAGTTCTGCTGCATCGCGGCAGCCTGAGCCTGCGCGGCCTGAGCCTTGGCTCGAGCGTCGCGGATGACAGCAACGTTCTTGTCCGCAATGATGAGGCTTGGGTCAACGCCGAGCATTTCGGAGTAGATGTCAGCCCACTGGTCAGAGTCGAACTTGTCAAGCACATCCGGCTTGAACGTGGCAATCTGACCAAGATTGCCAACGAATCGGTCAACGCTGTTGGTTCCAATGGCTCGTTGCGCCTGCGCCAACATGCTCACGAATTCAACGCTCAGGTCCATGCCCTGTAGTTCAGGCGGGGCAGGCGGGATGAGGCCGGCAGAAACCATATGCGAGAACGTCACATCAATAAGCGGGTCAAGCAACTCGTTGTGCAGACGCTCAATGACAGGTCCAAGCATCAGCAACTTCTCTTCGTGACGCTCGGCTACCTCGGTTGCGGTCATGCGCGTGTCGGTAGCGTTTGCCAACATCAAGAACAAGTCGGCGTAGAACGCGCCACGGATGCGTTCGCGGCAGTCTTGGATGTCGCCAAGCAGGTGCTGCAAGTTGAGGTTGACGTCAAATGCCGTGCGGATAGGCGATGAAGTCCCATCAACGAACGTGATGCCACCTGGCAGCATTTCGACATCGCGGTTCTTCATGCTGATCGGGACTTGTAGCGGCGGCTTGGTCTGATAGTCAATGACCTGACCCTTCCGCAATTGCTCATGCTGCAATTGTTTGATGTCACCAAGTGCTTCCATGCCCGGACTGTTGCCGTAGATATCGCCGCCGGCGGTTGCCCAGCGCGGGACAAGGCATGGGAAGTTTTGGAAACCACCAACGCGCAGGAACTTGTCGTGTTCACCACCCACCTCAAAGTACCAAGAACCATACGGCATGTTCTTGCTGTCGCGCTTGGTAATGTCGCGGTCTTGGCGCGGCTCAATGGCGTGAATGATTGGAATCCACTTGTCCAAATTGCCACGGTCGTACATGCTCTTCAACGAATTGGAGCAGTTGTCGTAGCCAAACTCCTTGACGATCTCGCCAACTGTCTTCTCAAACTCGCGGTACATGGTGCAGACGCGGCCTTGATAGTCAGTAGCAATGGCATATTCGCCCGTGGTCACGGGGTAATGGTGTACTACGTTCTTGAAGTCAGGCAACACAATGCTTGCAGCAGTACCGAAGCAACCAAGTTCTTCGTACATCTGATGCAATGCGCGATAGGTGTTTGACTTCTGAAACACCGACTGCATGCGCCTTGTGACATCGTCGAGCCACATCTTGACGGGCTGGTACGCGTTAAGGGATGGGTCAGCGGTCGCAAGTCGAAACCACGGGCGTGCGGGCGAGGTCGCCCCGGCCATCATTCCGGCCCCAAGCGTTCTCAACGCCCGCGTACCCGTGTTGTCGTAAATGTTATTGTGTCTGCGCCAACCCTTGTCACGGTCTTGTCGGAAATAGCGACCGTTACGAGGAAGGATGTAGGTGGTCAGTTCCTGATAGTGCGCCCACCAGGTTGCACGCTCAGTCTTGAGCTGACCCCAACGGGTAAACAACTGATCCCGCTTGGGTGCGCCCGGATACGAAGCAGCATCACCTGTGTATTGGCTCATAAATTACTGCCCTAGAAGTGTTGACTTACCGAGAGACAGCGAATTTGGGTTGACACCACCGGGTCCGGTGAGCATCGTGTTTGAACCCGGAGTGTTGGCACTTGCCATCAGAGCAGCAATGTCAGGAGCCTTGCGGTTTGCAGCGGCTTGCGCCTGCTGGCTCATACGTTGCTCACTTGCAGCAGTGCCGGCGGCAGCGGACTGCGCCTTCTTCTGTTGCTGCATTGCTTTCTTTTGTGCGTCATTTGCACTGACTGCACCGTAAGCGGTTGCTCCTGCGCCTGCGGCTGCTGCGGCCGCCATTGCTGCAATTGCTACTTCGATTCCCATTTCAGATCTCCTTCATTACAACGATGTCAGCGGGCGCGTAGCCACGCTTGGTGAATATGTTTGCAAGGTTTGTTCCAGCGCGGGTATGCCACAAGATGCGGATTGCACCTCGAGCCTTTGCCTCACGCTCCGCTGCGATGATGAGCCTGCCGGCGGTAATGCCACGGTAATCAGGACGAACAAAGAGCGCATCGTTTGACGCGACCTTGATTGCAGGGTTGTGCATGTGGTTCGTCACGGTCATGGTGCAATACCCAATCATCTCGTCGCCATCGAACGCTCCGAGGACGAACATCAAGCCAAGGTCAACAACCGCCTGGTAAGTTTCTACTGATGGCTTGAACTCAAAGCCGAATCCAGTCTCATCCCAATTCTGCCGCATCAGTTCGGTAATAGCCGGCATGACAACTTTTGGCTCAACGAGCGCAATGCGACTCATTGAAGGAACCGTACCCATGCGGGTATGTCGTATGGGTCCCTCAAGTGTTTGCATACGGGTCGTAGTCTTTGACCGTCTTCTGCTTGACCTTGTCGTAGACATCGCGTGGAAGCTTCTTGCGTACTGGGAATGCGAACGTGAGCGCAAGCGCGTCTGCGATGTCAGGCGATGCACCACCTTGCAGCCGTTTCTTGATCTCGTCCTTTGCCTCAAGCATTCGTTTGCCGGCCGCGTCATACCAATACACCGGGGTAGACAGTTCCTGCTTCAAGTCGTTGTTGTTGGGAATTCCGCCTCCCTGCTCAATCCATTCCTTGAGCAACCACCACATCTCTGTACGGCGGTTGACAAACAGGTTTGATTGGATTGCTTTGCCACCGAACGCCACCTCAATGATGTCGTAGCCAAGCTGGCGCAGTCGGTCGATGACCCCTGCCCCTGCACCGGAGTCAATGAACACGGCATCCGGGTCCCAGGTTTCAATCATGTTTGCCACCCTTGAGGCAAGATCCATGTTGTCTATCCCGCGATAGATGATGGGGTCAAACGCCTGAATGCCCTGCCTCTTGATGATGACGCTGCGGTCATCCCCGAACCTGGCAGGGTCAACGCCAAGGATTTTGGGCGACCCTTCGTTATCCTTGTCGGTATACACGCGCTGTGCTGCGTTCTCGGCGTCAGCAAGCGATATCAATTGATCGTCGCCAGCAGCTGCAAAGTCGCAGAGGTACTCACGGGCAAACGCTGTCTCGGGCATGTCGCGCTTGAGGCGCGTGACTTCTTCCTTGTCCAAAGCGTCTGTGTCATAGACCGTATACCGGGATGCCACCCAATCGGGCAGACTGTTCGCACGGTAGTACAGTTCCGAGAACAGGTTGATGCCGCTGGGCGTGCCGATGAACATTGCCCAACCCTTGCGGTCAGACAATGCCGGCTGAATGATGTCGTTCCACACCTCGGGTTTGATCTGCGCTACCTCGTCAATGACGCAGCCGTCAAGGCGTACCCCTCGCATGGCATCCGGGTTGTCACCACCGAACAGGCGGATGGTCGCGCCGTTGTGTGCAAAGGTCACCGACAGGTCAGCCTCATTGACTTCAACGGCCGCGACGCTGCGAAGTGGTAGCAATTTCTGCTTCAACCGCATCCAAGCAATTGCCTTGGCTTGCTTTAGGAACGGGGCAACGTAGACAAAGAACCCAAGTTCCGCCTTGCAGCGGACGGTCTTGTCAATGAGTTCCATAATGGCAAGTTCGGTCTTGCCGGCACGCCGATGCAGGGCAAGCACCGTGAACCTGCGCCGTTTCAGATGACACTCCCGTTGCCAAGGGCGCGGGGTGTAAGGCAGACTAATTTCCTGAGCCATCAGGCACGCCAGTCTTGAGGGTGATGCTGATACCACCCGTGTGGTTCATATCGACCCGCTCTGCCCACCGAGCGGGGTTCCACATGCGGAGGGTCTTGAGCCTGGTATCAACCTGCAAACGCCTCCAAGCGGCTTGTACCGCGTCTGTCGGCTCCGTGTCGCTCAACGTCTTGCACTCCTCAAGCATGGCTTCCTGCCCCTTGTCTCGAGCAAGCTTGTAAAGTGCGGCGAATTCCTCGTCTGCGTCCTTCCAATCATGGACTGTGCGGACATCCGGATTGCCTTTGCGCTTGGAGAATTCAAGCAAAGTTCCCCCGGTTGACAGCCAATCAAGGAGTTCGCCAGCCTTTGGATTGTGCATTACGGGTCCGCGTTTTGGCGCACCAACAGGCCGTTTAGGCTTCAACACGTTTCCATTGGACGGGGAACTGGGCGCGTCGTTGGTAGAGGCAGACTTTGCGGACAAAGGAACGAGAGAGGTTGACGAGCTTGGCGATACGACGATAGCCGAGGTTTTCTTCTTCATGGAGTTCTCTGATTTGGTTGACAACTCGATCCGGCACACGGGCGCGATGATGCGTTTCACCCACGGGACAGCCGTATTCGTTGAGTCCTACAAGTTTGGTCATGTTTGTGCGTCTCGCGCACGGAGGATGACATCAAATCCCGCTGCGTGTGCAATCTTGATGACTGAGTCAAATGCGGGTTTGCGCTGTCCGATGACAGTCCCAGGTGTACCAAGCAAGCACCTGACGGTGTGCGCCCGGAGTATCCCGTCTGCCTCCATCCTTCGCGCTAGGCCGGAACGTGTAATCCCTGCTGCTTCGATGTGGTCGGTGACATTGCTTTTGAATTGATCGTAATCGTTAATGACTGACATACTTACAAGAATAGCGAAGTTATATACGCAATGCACACAACACTTGCAAGAATTATCAAGATGACAGTTGCTTCAATGAGTTTGTCATGGAAGCGGAATCGTTGGCAGTAAGGACAGTTGCACATTATTTCTTACAGAATTCGGTGAGTGCGGCGGTTGCTTTATCAAACCAAACAGTAGGTGCTTGGCCTCGTACTTTGCACACATGGACTTTGCCATTTGAATCAAGTGATGTACCTACGGTTCGTGCTGTTGAGCAAGTAAACATGATGCCATCCTCATCAATTGCCGTGAAGCCTGACGCTGTAAAGGCGCAATGAAACCCTTGCAGCTTTAAGTATCGCATGAGTTCAAATTGCGTCTGTAATGAAGTCTGTGTTTTCATGCCCTAAATATACGCCCAAGTAGATTGTCATGCAACATCATCTTGGACGGCTGATGCAAAGTCATTCTCGCCAGCAGCCCAAATGATCCCGTATGTCCCGTTCCCAAACCAACTAGTTTCCATTTGATCGGTGACAAACGACCGAGCTTCGGCGATGGTCATGCCTTCTTCATCGCGCAACCTGGCGGCGATCATGTCACCGGAATAAATGGCAATGACCGACCCACCTCGTCTGCGGGGCAGGAACATCTTGCCAAGCAGACATTCCGCCATGCCAAACATCAGGATTGAAGGTACGTTTCGCTTCGCCATAAGCGAAGTTTACCGTTGCCGAGTTGAACTAAAAAATTTACTTGGGACGGGTCTACGCGATACAGACAACATGCGCGGCAACTCTGTGGCGTTCGGGTCCTTTGACCATTCAATCAACTGCTGTACTTTTTCAGCAAACCAGTACGGCTCCTGTATGTACAGGGCATATTCCTCGCGGTATATCTTTAGTGTTGGGTGAAACACCTGTGCGCTAGTCCGATACGGGGTTGCTTGAATGACAATACCGTCATCGTCAACGGCAACAAACCCGTTCTTGGTTTGACCGACAATAAAGCCTTCATGCTCTAAATACATGACTGCTCGAAGGATCTTGGTCTTGTTGCGGGTGGTTGCGTAATTCATACATACCTCCGTGATGACGATAAACGAACATGCTCAATGGCAACTGCAAGAATTCGACGAGACTCCGGTACATGACCAAGGAACTCGCTTACCTGCTTAAGTTCTTCGTTTGTCACGTTCTTCAACATGACTTCAGCCCACACATCCCATTCAGCAAACTCTTCCGGGCTGATTGGTGTGCAACGCTGTAGGTCATTGCGGGTCTGTTCAACCTCGCGTTCACCTACCAGGTTCTGCGGGATCAAAGCGCAGTACGCCTTGTGTATTGCTGATATATCAGGCTTTGAATCGCGAACTAAACGGTGCTGGCGGATGCATCCTTGCAGCTTGTCTTGATGCAATGACCCCCACTTCTCGTTCAATATGCTGCTCAATACAGGCTCAAGTCGCCACTTTGGCCACAGTTCATCCATCAACTTCCGATTATCCATCCATGTAACTATTGTCATACGCGTCAGTATACGCGGTGTTCAAGCGGGGTGTGAAATCGCAAGGTAAGGCGAGTGAGTTTTTTCAAAGAATTTCAGCAAGGCTCAATGCCGGTGCTTGTGCGGGAATGTCGGTCGGTAGGTAAAGACGAGATTTTTCAAATCTCTTTCAATCCCAGGCACTTAGGTGCTGACGGCTGTTGATGTACATGCGCGGAGAGCGTTGAGGGAGCATCCCCGACCGTAGTCGGAGAAGCGTACTAGCACGGTGTCGCGCATCGGTATGCCTGTTGGTCTTTCACCTTGTTTCGCGTGGACTAAACGCTGGTATGCCACTACACCACATGCTTTCGCACGGCCATGCGCCGGGATGCTTTGGCGCATGGACTTACTAAGTCCGTTCCCACTAGCTTTCGCCAGCGGGTCATACTCCTTACTTGAGCCGGAGTATCGCAACTGTGTGCTATGAGGGCTGCCTCGTCGGCGATACCCATTCGTAATGCGGCTGCACACCTACCACCAAGATGTCGTGACTTTGCGGGTTTGGATTATTACACCAAATACCTATGAGTTCAGAATTCCATGCTTCCAAATGGCTGTTTCACCTTGCGCCATTGGGATGAGTCGGAATCATAGCAAGTGATCCTTGTGCCGTGGTCAATCAAATCTCATAGTTTCCATCAGGACTTGGTCTTGCATACAAAGCCTGGAAGATTTCGATCCACCCCGCTTTGCTTTTGCTACACTCCAAGTCCTTGCGCGGTTGCCTCTCAGCCGCCCCCACCGGAACATGGTGCGTTGATCTCGGAATCCGCACCGTGTTCTTTTATTTCCGGAACCAGAAACACCATCTAAGGTGGAATGTCTACGCCGTAGACACATTGTGGTAACTGTGTCGATTCGTATGTATTTATGTACATGTGTATGCATAATTACACAACATGCATAAAAGTTCAAATTATTTATACATGTATGCGGGCAGCAGCGCGGCCTTTAAGCAACGCGCCCTGCCCTGGCGGTAGGTTCTCATCACCCCATTGCCGTTAACACGGGCGGTCGTACCTTACGGCTTTCTGCGCCCGCGCAAGTGGGATTCGCGCCTTGTACTTCGGTCGCTAGACCCACATCTCCGCGCCCAAAGTGTACCCCTATTCGGCGGGATTCCCGTTCACTACTCTCCGGTATCCCAATTTCCATAGCAATCGTGCAATATCCGTAGCGGTTTTGGCTACAGCGTCTTCGTCTAATTCGGGTCGAATTGCGTGCAATGCTTCGTGAATAGTCGTATCCATCCTGTCCTTCTCAGACGGCCACGTTGCAATACGGATTAGCCTGCCGGCTGCTTTGCCAGGATCAACCATGTCACCATAATCGCGCATGTTTGAGGCGAAACGCAGCGTCCAATACTTACCGCCAAGTCTGATACGCATGTCATGCCCTCCGGAAGTCGCAAGCTAAACGCTGCCGATCATGCCCAAGGTCTTCAAGAAACAAACGCATGACTATTGCGCCCGTTGGCTTTGGTGGCGCACCGCGCTCAACGTGGAACCCTGCAAACCCATCGCCGTATTCGTCCTTGTAAGTTCCGGTGCGAACGTGGTGCTGGGTATCAAGCTCAACTCGATACATGCCGTTCTGCGTTTGCAATCGCTCTCGCGCTAGTGCCATCCACCATTGGTCATGGGTGTGTCCGCCAACAATGACATCCGCGTCAGGCGTAAATGAGGCAATACGGCGCGTGCGAAGTACGTCCGCGGTCATCACTCCGCCACCGCCACTACCGTGGAAAGTCTTCATGAACAGGCTAAATTTGCGTGTTTTGCATGTGGCTCGAAAGATGATCCAATTGCCGTATCCCCCGGGAGACACCTTGTGCTTTGACATGGTGGTCATGCGTTCGCACAGTCGCTCAGTTAGGTTTGTTTCCTGGTTCTTGAGTACGGCTGTTTCGTGGTTACCAAGACCAATGCAAATGAAGTTCTTGGAATACGGCGCGTAGAACTCAGCAGCGTGATTGACGATGCTGTCAAAGTAATCGGGAACGGTGGCGTGTTCGGGTCGAACGCCAGCGCGATGCCGCCGCGGGTCCGCCCTGCCTTCCATGGCGCAAAACAAATCACCCACATCAACGATGCCCCATCCCTGTTCTTGCGCTTGCTTGAGATGTTTCAGCTCAAGGGTGTGGTCGGTGTGCGGGTTGTCGTGGTGTCTGTCCCCACTCAGCAAAAATTCGGAATCGGTCTTTCTGTCAAGTTCAACATCAACACAGAACACGTTTCGGGCTTTTTGAGTGACTAGGAATAACGGCGCGGGTGGTCGTTTTGCCATGTCAGCACAGTAGTTGTTTGGGCAGTCAAATTACATTTCCAAATAAATCTACAAATAATTGATGTTTCCACGGTTGACAACCGATATACAGGTTAGTACCTTGCTGAAGTCAAAGGCGCGTGCCGATGACAACGCAACCAATGAGGATTGGAACATGTGCAAAATGAAAATGACCGTGGCGCAAGCCGTAAAGCACCCGTATGTAGCTGCAATCTATGTTGACCCGTTGCTTGCAAGCGCACGGGAAATTGCAGACTCAATCAGCCTTCGCGTTGTGCGGAGCCATGAGATTCTTGCTGGCGTTGACCGCGACAATGACAACGCTTGGGAACTTGCGACTGACGAACTGTTTGCCGCGCAAGCTGCTTTCCTGAAGACTCACCGCGACACGGAGGTAAGCCTGTGAACATCTTTGATTACACCGAGGCTCAACGCCGCAAGGAAGTGGGTATGCACCAAGCGGCCGAGGCTCGTCCGGGTCTGCTTGCCGACGCACAAGCGATTGCCAAACGTGTTGCTTTGCGCTGGGAATTTGTGACATCCGATGACGTAGCAGCCGAAATGATGACTGCTGGGTTGCGGTACGAGGATCTAGGAAACGCAGCCGGCAGCGTGTTTCGCGTTGACTTTGTGTGGACTGGCAATGTCACCTCGTCAATTCGACCATCAACGCACGGACGAATGATTAAGGTTTGGAGACTCAAATGACAAAGCAAATCATGCAAGTAGATGTGTTGCCCGAATGGGTAAGCGATCACCAGGTTGCCGAATACTTAAGCGAACATTTTGTAACTGTTACGCTTGAAGTGCATTGGCAATACCACAAGCCAGGACACTACACCGGGGTACATGGCTGGGAATTGATTTCCTGGAACATCCTTGAAATCGCGCTTGACGATGTTGAGTTGACCGACCAAGACATGGTTCCATCAGACTTTCCAATGGTTGAGGTACGCGCTGCCATTGAAGACGCAGAACCAGTTCGTAAACACATTGCTGATCGACCACCGGAGGACGAATAAAAGACATCACCGTCGAAACGCTGCGACGCCTGTTGGACTACGAACCGGACACCGGAATCTTTTGCTGGCGAATACAACCTAGTTGTAGTGTCAAAGCAGGCGCGGTTGCGGGTTCGGTCAACGGCGATGGCTACCGCTACATCACGGTCAACAGAAAGGCCTTTGCGGCTCACCGATTAGCTTGGCTGTACACGCATGGCGTGTGGCCCGACCATCAGATCGATCACATCAATGGCTACAAAACGGACAACCGGATAGCGAACCTCCGTGACGTGTCGGGAACCGTGAACATGCAAAATCAAACGCGTTCACCAAAGAACAGCACTAGCGGTTACCGCGGCGTGAGGTGGGACAAGCGCGACAGGCGCTGGCGGGCGAAGATCAAAGTCAACAGGCAAAGTCACCACATCGGCTATTTCAAAACCGCGGAGGAAGCCCATGCTGCATACCTCGCGGCAAAACTGCGACTCCATCCGGGCGACATTCGAAACCTTGCGAAAATTCAATCATTACCAACAACCTTATTTGGGAGGACGAATGAAATACCTATCCGTATGCTCCGGCATTGAGGCCGCGACCGTTGCTTGGCATCGGCTTGGCTACGAGCCTGTTGGATTTTCAGAGATTGAACCTTTCCCAAGTGCGGTTCTCGCGCATCATTACCCTCACGTTCCCAACTTTGGGGACATGACCAAATTTCAGGAGTGGCCGTTAGATGCAGGATCAATTGACCTTTTGGTGGGAGGAACCCCTTGCCAGTCCTTTAGCGTTGCCGGACTGCGGCAAGGACTCAAAGACCCACGCGGAAACCTCATGCTTACTTACCTTGCAATCGCTGCACGTTTGCGGCCTCAATGGGTTGTGTGGGAAAACGTCCCCGGTGTCTTGTCTTCAAACGGAGGACGGGATTTTGGTTCCTTCCTCGGGGGGCTACGGGAACTGGGGTATCAGTACGCCTACCGGGTGCTGGACGCTCAGTGGTGCAGAACACACGGGCATCCCCGTGCCGTCCCGCAGCGTAGACGCAGAGTCTTCGTTGTTGGTTGCCTCGTTGAGCGAGGTGCTAGAAACTGGGACGCTGCCGCAAAGGTATTGTTTAAGCGCGAAAGCGTGCAGCGGCATATTAAAAAGAGCGCAGCGGCGCGGGAAGAAATTGCCTCAGATGTTGAGGGACGCGTTGGAGAGTGCCGCAACAACCCAGAGCAGTTAGTTGCCGGGACGCTCGGCGCTGGTGATGGGAACAGAGGCTGGCGCAACGACCTAGACCAAGGCGCATTCATTCCCGTCCCGTACACCAAAGCCAAACGCGCCCAGTCTGATACCGATGATGAGACATGGGTAGAAGGGCAAGTTAACCCCACGCTTTCGTTGTTTGACTGCGGAGATGTGCGGGCTACGACTATTGCAATTCAAGGAAGCATGATTGGTAGGCAAGACCACAATGGCCCGGGCGGTAGTGGGTGTTCTAACAATGGCGAAATGTTTACTTTGACAACTACGGATGTTCACGCAATTTCGCAAGTTATGACTGTTCGCCGCCTAACTCCGCGTGAATGTGAGCGTTTACAGGCGTTTCCTGATGACTACACGTTGATTCCTTGGCGCAAAAAGTCAGCAAGCGATTGCCCGGATGGGCCAAGGTACAAGGCGTTGGGAAACAGTATGGCCGTCAACTGCATGGAATGGATTGGGGAGCGCATTGCCGCTGTTGAAGCGGAGAAGGAAACGACATGAGCGCAGGGTTTTTAACCGTCACACTTCGTAGGCGCGATGAGTCAATCATTATCCTTGACCCAACCGGGGAAGTAGTCGCGCAAATTTACGCACATGTACAAGGATCAAACGCACATGACCGTATCCGTGTATCAATCAAAGCAGACCAAAAGTATCGAATCACTCGACATAGGATTATCAATGAAAAAGCCACGCAAGTTTCTGACAGTTGAAGAAGTAGCCGCAGTCCGCGCAGAGGTTGCAGCTGGGGTAATGCAAATGGATGTTGCTGCCAAGTATGGCATCCACAAGACCACGGTCAGTCGCATTGTTGGATCAACCCGCCGCGCCCCGCGAATTACCCAAGTGCAACGCAGGGCGGTCATCCGCGATTACCTTGCGGGCGAAAGCCTCAAAGAGATCGCTGTAAGAAATGAACTTGACGGTAGTACCGTCAGTCGCATCTTGGATCGACAATACCTAAAGACAAAGGGCGGGTTCGTCCCGTATATGCCACATGCCTAATTCGCCCACACCGAAACCTGTTTTGAGCGGCCATCCCGGCGGGGAGCGTTTCCTCGCCGGGGTGGATTTATGTCGCCAATTACGAATTGATTCCCATGCCTACAACCCGCAACTCATTCAACGAGCAGCCGACGAGATTGAACGCATGACCAAGGAAATAGATAGGCTTCGGCGCATGATGCCAGCGCACGTTGAGCGACTACTTTACGAAGGCGAAGGCTAACGATGCAACCAGGAAGAGGGGAATTTGACGAGGACATCGTTGACCGAATCAAGACTAGTGGGACAAATGATCCCCTCACAATTGAAGCAATGCAAGAAGTGGTGTACATCCGTGCGGAGCTTGCAAAACAAATCCGGGATTTGAATAAGGTGACAGCAGACATCAAGCGAAAGGCATTGTGATGGATCTTGAATTTATTGCTCTTGGAATTCCCGCGCCCCAAGGAAGTAAGAAAGCATTCCGTAGGGGCAAGCACATTGCGCTCGTTGAGTCGTGCGCTCGGGTCAAGCCGTACCGGGCAGCGGTCGCAGCGGCCGCGCTGGCTGCCGGCGCAAAGGTGTTGCACGGTCCAATCTATGTGTCGGTCATCTTCAGCTTTGTGCGCCCGAAGAGTCATTTCAACGCAAAGGGTGAACTCCGGGACGCTTCCACCCGGTATGTTGGTCGCCCCGACATCGACAAGCTTTGCCGTGCGGTATTGGATTCACTTACCGGGATTGCTTGGATTGACGATTCTCAGGTTGTTGCGCTTGACGCAAGCAAACATTATGGGCAATGCGCGTCAACCCATGTGTTTATTCGACCGGGAACTTGACACCACTATACGGGTGTGTATACTTGGCAACGTCAACGGCTCGTAGCCAATGACCGAGCGCGGCGATCCGCGTAAAAAGAGGACTCACTATGCAACGCAGCGAAACGATTGGAGAGTTGGCAAAGGCACTAGCGGCGGCAAACTTGGAAATTACCAACCCAGCACTTGATGCGGTGAACCCGCATTTCAAGAGCCGCTATGCAAGCTTGGGTGCAATCATTAACGCCGTGCGTGAGCCATTGGCAAAGCATGGCATTTCAGCAATTCAAACCGTCAACAACGATGGTGGGTCAGTTGGTGTGACCACCACTTTGCTTCACGCAAGCGGCGAGTGGCTTGCAGAAACCGCAATGTCTGCCCTGCCTGAACGGGCTACGGTTCAGCAGCTGGGGTCAATAATTACTTACCTTCGCAGGTACTCACTAGCAGCGTTTACCAATATCGTGGGAGAAGAAGACCAAGACGGTAATGAGGCAAGCACCCCAAGCGCACCGCGCACAGAGCCGCGCAAGACGTTCAAACCTCAAGAGGCGCGTGGAGCGGTTCCAACCCCTCCGGCTGCTCCCAAGGCATCTGCGCCCCCTGCAAAGGCAACACCTGCAAAGGCAGAACCTGTCAAGGACAGGATCGTGTCCGACGCGTACCCCGAAGAGTACGCCGGGGTATTCAAGATCATGCGCGTTGTTGCGCGACCAGGCAAGCCGTACGCGGTTCAGGCCGAGGGTGAGCATGGCATCGCTTGGATTGCGACTGGTGTAGAAGACTACGCTAAGTTGCTAAGTGACACTATTGGCAACTCCATCACACTTGATGTTGAGCGCATCGGTGACACGTTGCAGATTATGCGCTGCCTTGGGAACGTGAAGGCCGTGAAAGAGGAGGTGTTCTAATGTCGCTCTACGCCATAACAACCGAAATGCAAGGTATCTTGGACGCAGTTCTTGATGGGGGTATCGACTCCCCCGAGGCGCAGGACGCGCTGAATGAACACCTTGCGGGACTTGACGTTGCCCTTGAGAGCAAGGCCGAGTCTTACGCGGGGTTTATCAAGGAGCTTGAAATGCGTGCGGAGTCGCGAAGCAAGGAGGCTTCGCGTATCCGTGCGTTGGCTGCGGCTGACGATGCGCTGGCTACACGCCTCAAAGAAGGGCTGAAGGCGGCAATGGAACAGACGGGCAAACTCAAGCTTGAAACGCCCAGGTTCAAGTTGTCGGTTGCCGGCAACGGAGGCAAGCAAGTGCTTGAGATTGACAATCCGTCTGCACTTGACCCCGCTTTCCAACGTATTTTCCGCGAGCCTGACAAGGATGTCATTCGTTTCACACTTGACAGCGGCATTGAAATCGCAGGCTGCCGCCTCCTTCCAAGAGGGACAAGCCTGCGAATCAGATAGCATTGAAGTAGCCATCCTCCCCTCCGCCGCTTGAAGACACGCCCCTAGGTGCTACGCACCTCGAATGACATCGGGCAGTCAGGAGCGGCGGGGGGTTTTTTATTCCCGTGGAAATCGACGGGATTACTTCTTGAACTTCTCGGTCAGCCAGGTAATCGGAGCGACATGGGCAAGCAAGTAACCAACCAACAAGGTTACGCAAGCAAACCACAAGCTCCCAAAGAAAGATTCCATAATCAAGCCTTTCTGCGCGATTGCGCTTTGCGGAATGCCGCGTCAAACTCCGGGTCTGATCGCATTGCCGCTATCATTTCCCGCCCACTTTCGGCGCGGCTCGGGTCAAGCATATCGACTGCGAGTTCGGCTTGACTGACCTTTTTCCTAGGCAACCAGCCGACCATGACCCTTACGGCCGTACCAAGGCCTGTCTGCCACAGCAAGACGCACACCGCCACCACAACCGCCGCTATGGCGATCCATGTCAGCATTGACATCCAAGGCGGGGTTTTTTCCTCAACGCCTGTCAGGGCAACGTGGATGCCCGCAGCAAGGGTGTCAATACGGGTCGCGCCTGTCACCACTACCGGGTCATTGATTGCCATACCGTGGTCGGCAAGCAACTGAGCCTGGGTACGGATCTCGTTGGTGTTGTTGGCAATGCGGCTTACGGGCGAGCAGCCGGCAAGCAG